ATTCCTGCTTCTAGCTTGTCTATAACATTGGCATAACATGGCTGCTTACGGGCGTGGCGATTATGGTGGGGGTGCATACTCCTTTGGAGCGTACTTAGGTGCGCTTGCTATTGTTTCTGCCTCTACTGTAGCTGTTAGCGGTGAGAGAATAAAAGAAGCTCAGTTTGAGATTAGCTCAACTAGCACAGTATCTGTAGGTGCGGTAAAGATTTCTAGTGCTTCACTTGCAGTACTTGATACTTCTGTAATAACTATTGCAGGTGGAATAGACGCTGTTGGTAATGTGAATATTGTTTCAACAAGTGTTTTAGATATTTTCTATAACCGAAAGCGTCCTTTTGAGGCAATACTTATTGATACTTCTAGTGTTGTGATTAATGCTAGAAAGAAATGGGAAACAGAATCAGATGTGTCCGAAACTTGGACAACAGTTTCTGTATAAAGTTCAGACTATTAGGGGTAAAACATGGCAGATACAACCACCACAAACCTAGGCTTAACTAAGCCAGAAGTTGGAGCATCCACAGATTCATGGGGTACAAAGATCAATACTGATCTAGACTCTATTGATGGGCTGTTTGATGTTGGTCCAGTTCTTAAAGTTGCCAAAGGTGGTAGTGGTGCAGCTACTTTAACTGGTATTCTAAAAGGGAATGGTACTTCTGCATTTACAGCGGCTACTTCTGGTACAGACTACATTGCTCCTAGTGGAGCATTAGGAACACCATCTAGTGGCACTTTAACTAATGCTACAGGACTTCCTCTGTCAACTGGTGTGACAGGAACACTTCCTATTGCCAATGGTGGTACAGGTCAAACTACTTTGGCAGCGGCTAATATTGCTGTTGTCAATGTTGCCAACACTTTTACTGGAACACAAACATTCTCAGGCACATCATCAGCCACAGCGATTATCCTAAACGATGCAGCAGAAGTAGCAACAGTATCAGCTACTGCGGCTACAGGCACAATTAACTACGACATTACCACTCAGTCTGTTTTGTATTACACAAGTAACGCAAGTGCTAACTGGACAGTTAACTTTAGAGGATCTTCAGGTACATCCTTAGACACGTTGATGAGTACAGGCCAATCAATGACTGTGGCTTTTTTGGTTACTCAAGGTGCAACGGCTTATTACAACAATGTGGTTCAAGTTGATGGATCAACTGTAACTCCAAAGTTTCAAGGCGGTACAGCGTATACAGCGGGTAATGCAAGTTCTATTGATGTATACAGTTATACAATCATTAAGACAGGTTCTGCTGCATTTACAGTTTTGGCATCACAAACTAAATTTGCTTAAAAGGTTTAAATATGTCATTACTCTCAACAAAAGGTGCGGCATCTGCTCAAGGGTTTGGGTTGTTTGCATCGGGAGAAGGACCTGATGGTACTAGAGGAATTTTTACACTATCATGCGATGGTGGAACACTTTCCGCTGAACGAAACAAATACACCTATGCAAGTTGCACATCAACCGCTTCATGTGTTGGAACAGCTAGTGTGGGTTGCGCTCAAGGTTCTGCGGCAGGGAACAATACAAGAGGAATTTTTGCTTTAGGACTTACTTGTTGTGGTGTTGTAAGCACTCGCAATAAATACACTTATGTTTCTTGCTCAAACACAGCTAGTGGTGTGGCTTCAGCTAGTGCTGTTTCTTCCAGAGGTGCGGCAACAGGTAACAATACAAGAGGAATTTTTGCTTTAGGAGTTGTTGGATCTTGTGCTTCAACTACCCGCAATAAATACACTTATTCATCATGCACATCAACTGCTTCAGGGGTAGCAACATCTAATGATTACTCAGCTTGGGGATCAGCCGTGGGTAATTCTACAAAAGGAATTTTTGCTTTAGGTTCTAACGATAGTAGCGCCCGTAGCACCACTCGCAACACTTACACCTATGCTACTTGTACTTCAACTGGCGGTTGCACAGGAACAGCTAGTGCTTGTTCTTATCAAGGTTCTGCGGCAGGAAATTCCACAAGAGGAATTTTTCATTTAGGAAACACTCCCTCTGGTAATTCAACTATTCGAAATAAATACACTTATGCTACTAACTGCTCAACCGCTTCAGGAGTTGGCTCTGCTAGTGCTAGTTCTGCTCAAGGAAATGCTGCTGGAAATTCAACAAGAGGAATTTTTTCTTTAGGAAGTACTGGTAGCAGATCAAATGTTCGCAATAAATACACTTATGCAAGTTGTACATCAACTGCTTCAGGGGTAGCAGTAGCTAGTGCGGCATCTCAACAAAATTCTGCCGCATCTTGGGCAACTTGTGTAAATACATAATATGCACTCATCACCACACCGAAATAATTCGGATTTTCAATTACGCTACTTTATGGCAAACAATTGCCATACGGCAGACGTTGCTTGGTGCTTAATGTATGAGCAAAAGTTAGACATACAAATAAAGTTAGAAAGCACAAAAGCAAAGCAGTTAAGACGAAAAGCTAAAGGCATTGAAATTGAAGAAAGTCTTAAATCTTTAGATGATCCTGTTAAGCAATTAAATGCACAGGCAGATTTAATTGAATGGAAAAGTGGTGAAGGGTTATTAGAAATAGCTATTCTTGGTGCAGAGCAAGAAATTGCAACTATAGAATCCATCATGGCAGAGTTAGAGCCACAAAGAAAGTATGCACATTTGCCACTTCTTGAGGCATCTCAAGCTGCACAGCGTGAAGAATGGTTGTTGGAATTTCAACATCGTACAGAAAACTTTTTACTCTCAAAAGGCACTATTCCTGAAGATCAGTTAAATGCCATGAGAAGCCATCCAGATTTTGAGAATAAACTTGTGCCATTTATTACAGATATTGTTGAAAAAATTGCAACAAATAAAGACAAAATGGCGTTATTAACAAACAATAAAATGCTTACCAATGGTTGATTTACTTTTTCCATGCTCTGTTTTAAGGTTTTCGCAACCAGAACATTTGGTAGATGCCAAAGATGTTTTGGCGCAATACATTGCCCGTGTAAAGCCGAATCAATGGAACGTGTGCCAAAGTGAGGCTATGTTTGATGACAGATTAGAAAACTTGTTTACCACAATTGCTACTACAAGTTTTGATATTCTGATAGACCAAGGTTATGACATGACCAATAAGCAAACAAGGGTTGCTGAGTTATGGGGTCAAGAGTTCATGCGATTTGGTCAGCATATTGAACACGTTCATAGTGGTGGAATGCAGATAACAGGTTTTTATTTTATTAATACGCCTACCAATGGAAGTGTTCCAATGGTGTTTGATCCAAGGGCAGGTAAAAAACAGATTTCAATGCGTCAGAAAAATCAAGAAGAAGTAACATTTGCATCAGAGCAAATAATGTTAGAAGTCAAGCCTGGCGACTTTATGTTTTTTAATTCTTGGTTGCCACATGGTTTTACAAGACATGAGTCTGATGAGCCATTTCAGTTTATTCATTTCAATGTTTGCGTTGAAGATGCACCTGTTTGCAACGTGGAAATAGTATGATTTGTGTTCGGTTTAATAAAAGCCGTGGACAAGTTGGGCGTGGGTCTATTGACCATGTTTGGCGTATATTTGATAATGACAAAGAATATGTTGTCAAGAATGTTCAAATAAATGTTCCATCTTGGGGTGCTAAGACGGGTGAAGATTGGAGTATGTGTTGTGAAGGTATTATCACAGTAGATAAAGAAACGTCAACGATTACGATTGGAGAAAAAATATGTTCGCAGAAGTAAAAAATGGTGCTGTAGTCACTTTCCCTTATGATTACGACACATTGGTTCAAAAGAACCCTTACACAAAGTTTGCTCAAACAGACTTGTTGTCAATGTATGCTGGAACGCAAGCTAATATAGATGGCAATGAACTGGTGCGTGTTACAGAACTTGAAACACCAACTTTTAATAGTCAAACACAAAAAGCTGTTCAAGATTCAGCTCCTTCTTTGGCTAATGATGTTTGGACATTAGGTTGGTCAGTTCAGACTTTAACTCAAGCAGAACAAGACACTAACAATGTTTCAAAGGCTAGTTCTGTACGTCAAAGCCGTGGTGAAAAATTGGCTGAATGCGATTGGACACAAGTAGCTGATGCTCCTGTAGACAAAGCAGTATGGGCTACATATCGTCAAGCTTTGCGTGATGTAACTGCACAATCAGGCTTTCCTTGGACTGTTACTTGGCCTAATAAACCATGACACAAGAAGTCACCCATGAACAAATCTACGAAAGACTGCTTGCAGTTGAAAGTAAGGTAGATAGCATAGACAAGAACACAAGTGGTCTTGTGGAGGCTATAA